CACCTCCTGTTAAATGTTTAAAAGTCTTTTATATTTTTTATTATTTAATATATTTGTTATACAATAGATAATCAATCTATATCTCCTATTTGTCTCCAGGTGTTTGTGAATATCTACTAACCCCTGCAGCTTTTTTAGCAGCTTCTCTCATCTTTCTACGTCTTTCTCTAGCTGCTCTTGATTGATCTTGTCCAGACTTCTTCTTGGCTTTTCCCCCTCTAGCCATGATAAAAAAATCTCTACCTAAACTTCTTGGTGATTTATCACTCATCTATTTTTCCTTTTATTAAAATAGTTAATATATAAGTTTCTTCTTTTCATTAAAGCCTTTTCTTCGTCAGAACCTTCTTTAGTTTCTTCTATTTGTTTACCTAACTCAATAATTCTATCAGAAGTTTGATCTAAATCCTTATCTCTTTTCTTTCTAGCCGCAGCTCTTGCTTTCTTTCTCTTTTCTAAAATACTCATTACGACTCCAGTGGGTATTTATCTTTAATAGATTGACGTAATGTTTGTAAATCAACTAGTTCTTGAGACTCTAAACCATGGTCAAGAATGATGTGTAATATTTCTTCTAGACTAGGGTATTCAGACTTTCTTTGCTCTTTTTTAACCGCGTTTCTGTGAGTCTTACTTAAGTTTAAGTTAGTCTGAGTAATTACATAATCACATTTAACTTTATGTAATCTTATCTCTGGCTCTGTTTCTGTAGCAGGGATTATTCTAGTTTCAATAATTCTATCAGTAAGCTCTTCAGGAAAATCTGTTACTGGAACTTCTCTTTCTGGTTCTCCCCATAGATTTTTTGAAACCATTTCTGCTATTTTTGTATCTAAATCTGCTTTATTTTCAAAAAATAATTCAAACTTTTGACCTGTTATCTCGTTTAAAATTTCTGCTTTATGCGGTTTATTCATAATATATCCTATTTAAGCTCTACTATTGATAAATGGTGTCCTAGAGAATCATTATTTAATGTCCCTCCTCCAGAACATCTAAAAGTAAGGGCTTCTCCTTTATTTAATTTCACTATAGCACTAATTATAACTCTTGGGCTAGAGGCTCCTTGGAAACCTACCTGCTTACCTTGTACAGCATCTATATAAGCATCTATTCTTCTTACAGCCGATGTTGTATATCTAATAGCCCCCTCTATAATGTAAAAAGAAGTTTTAGGGGCTGTAAAAGTTGTTCCATCAAAAGCCCCGTGAGAATCTGTTGTTTCAGTAAAATCAATATTAGTAGTATTAGCTGTAATAACAGTAGCAGCGTTTCCTGCTCCTTGAGCGGATACTTGGGCTGTATCTAAAGTTGCTTGAGCTGAATTTCTTTTAGCTACCGTTAAAGAAGCGCTTGTAAGCGTGATTGAAGAAGATCCTGAAATATCGTTCCAATATACGTGCATTTCAATATTATCTCCCTTTTCTAGCTTAAGGGCGGTCATTGAAAAATCGTGTCCATTTGTATTTAAACTAGTTCCTGGAAGAAGGTTTCCATCAATATATGTAGTACCTCCGTCTTTATAAAAACTTACACCGATATTACCAGCATTGGCTCCGATACTTACTCTTCCGGTTAGGTCATAGTAACCTGATTCATTTATATTTATTCTTAGATTAGAGGTATCCCAAGCTGCGGTTGTATCTGCTGTAACTGTAGCTCCTGAAGTAAACCCTACTTTAGTAGTAGTGTTGTCAGTTAAAGACTGAGATAAAGATTCTGTTATAGATGTGATAACGTCTCTTCCACTCCCTACTGCATTAGCTTCTTCAGAGAAACTGATCTTAGTTATAGATAACCAGTGTGCTGATGTAGAGTTAGATAATGTTCCTGCCCCGTTAGACCTTAGACTTAAGGTTTGTCCTTTATTTAAATTTACTGTAAAACTACCTGGTTTAATAGTAGCAGAACCAGGGTTAAACCCAACTCTTCTATTGCTAGATCCGTCTATATATTCTATAATACTATTACCAACAGATGCTGTAAATTGTACTGAAAATTCTACCTGATATGTACCTGTCTCAGGAGCCGTGAATATAGCACCATCGAAAGATGCTGTGGTGTCTACTGTTTCTGTGAAATCAATATTGGTAACATCTGCTGTTAGACCAGTTCCACCATTACCTTGTCCTTCAGCCCTAACTTCTTGAGAAGTTCCTACCGGCTTACTTGGACCAACACTTATATTATCCAGGTAAATATCATATGCTGTTGCATTTGTTGAGGATTGGTGAATAATTAGTCTATAACTTGTAGAGTCTACAGCGGTTTGGAATTGAGCGTAATGTGTCCCTTTTCCACCTTTAAGGTCCTCTCCATTAATTCTAATTAAATTAGTATTTGTAACGTCATATACAGAGATACGAATATCATCATCGGCGTAATTAGCGGCGCTTGCGTCATAGTCAAAGCTAATTGTAAGCTTTTGAGCCTGGTCTGCTTTCTCTATAGTAAAATCAACACTTGCACCTTCACCTTGTCTATTAGCTGCGTCTTTAGTAAATTTAAAATCACCAGTTCCTCGTAAAGGAGTTGTAGTGTTTTGAGTAAAAGTGATTGTTGCAGAACCCCCTGTACCATCAACCGGATTTTCTCCAGCCGCGTCTGCGTAAGTAACCCAGTCACCTACACCGTTTTCAGCATTGGTATTATCACCTTCTAAGTAGTTGATTCCACCTGCGCCAACGGCTCCACCGAATTCAGCCCAGGCTCCGTCTTTATACTGCCAGTATCCTTTAGCCCTGGCTGTACCATCAGAAAACTGTAAGTCTCCTTCGGCTGGACTACTTGGATCTGTAGATTGAGGGTCCAAGTTTATAGAGTTCTTAAATTTTGTTGATCCTGATGCCATTATTCTTCCTCTTTATTAACTTCTTGTATAATTTTGTGTATCAATTGACTCACTTCATTATACGGTTTTACTTGTAAATAGTCTATAAGTTCTTGTAATAGTTGTAAATCTACCTTAACTTCCTGTTTTTTCATTCTGGCTCCTTGAGTTGTATTATGGTTACTGTAGTGTAAACTTCGTCTTCTCCATAATTAGCGGCTTGTCCTAGTCCGTACGTTGCTTGTGTTACCTCACATCTATGTCTTACTTCATACGTTTTGGCTGTTGTTAATACCAGTCTTGTAGCAAAGTGAGAAGGGCAGTCGTATCTAAATGCTCCTATTTGTACTTCAGATATTGCTCCAGTTCCTTCTGTCTCTACGGCTGCGTCTGTAATATTATACAGATTACATTTATGTTTTTCCACTTCCGCCGCAGTTGCGTGTCCAAATACCAGATATTCTCCAGGTTGTATAGTAAACTGGTTACTGCTTACACTAACTATGTCTACATCACCCTCTACGGTATTTAAATCTCGTGTAATATAAGATCCAGACGTAAATCCTCCTGCATCTGTTCCAGCGGCTTTCACATCTTTTACTACAGCCTTTCTAAGACCCGGTGCTGTTGGTAATAAATTTAATTTAGTAGCCATTTTTTCCTATATCTTTAAAAATATTAATATTGTAAATACTTCATCTACTCCAAAAGAGACTGGTATTCCCATGGTCCCTGTGTTATACACTTGATAGTCCATTGTTGTAGCTTCATTAACCTCTATTATGCCGTTTATTTGAAAATCCACTGATAGTTGATTTGATACACCTGAGCATATATTAGTGTTTCCTTGTAATATTACTGAAGAGTTTGCTGTATCATACAACCTACTTCCACTAACAATTGTCCCTGTACAAGGGCTTTTTCCTATAACCATATAGCTCCCAGGTTGTAGGGTTATCTGATTACTGGATACACTTAATAAACTGGAGTCACCTTCAACAGTATTTAAGGTCATTGAATTCCATTGATTTTTGGTTCCAAAACTCTGTCCTGTAGTTCCTGAAGACTGTATAGTTTTAACTATTGCTACAGCCCCTTCTGCTGGTATGTATGGTAAATCTTTTATAATACTTGCCATAAAATCCTATAGTTTTAATATAATTATATTAGTATGAACATCTTTTTCAGCCCCTGTCTGAGAAGCCGTGCTCGTTGCAAAAAATCCGTCCTCGTCACATTTTTGTTGTAATTCAAAAGTTGTTGCTGCGCCTAATTCAAGTTTTGTAGATAAAAAAGTTCCTGAAACAAATGCCCCTCCTGCAACCCTTTGAGGCATACTTGACGACTCTACCGATGAGCTTGTAACATTATACAATCTTGCTTGGTGAGAGTTTACACTAGAGGCTGCTGCATTAATATAGATTAAATAACTTCCTCCAGGTATGGTAAATTGTCCAGAACTTAAATTTACTATACTTGTATCTCCTGTTACTTCATTTAAAGGACACGTTCTCCAGTCACCCGCTGTCAAAGCTATAGTTGGATCTGCTGGTAGTTTTGTTAGCGATACCATAGCTTTTCTAAGCCCTGGTGGTAATGGAAGCTTTTTAAGCTTTGTAGCCATTACTCGTCGCCTTTACACATGTGTCTGTAAGAAGTTAAGGTTCCTGTACCAGATGTAGACGTATATACTAATCTTACCCATCTATATCCTACACCTTGTGCATTCCAAAGGATATCTCCGGCTTCTGTAATACTTTCTTCAGAACCTGTAATATCAGTCCAGTTACTAGGAGTTCCTGCGTCTAGAGAACCTTGTAATTTAAATTCTCCTACTGGTGTTCCTGTAAATATTAATTGAATACTATATTCCGTACATCTTTCTACGAAAACACCGTCAGATGTTACATTTGTAGATAAGTCTGTTCCGTCTAATTTTAAATCACCTGTTTCTACTCTCATTATTACTCCGGTTTAGGGTATGTATTTTTAATTGCTTGTATTTCTGCCTTCCATGCGTCTATTCCGTCATGAAAAATCTTATCTAATTGATCTCCAATAGAAGGGTATGCTTTTAATCTATCTTTAATATATTGTGTATCTTCCTGCTGCTTCTTTATAGCTGCGTCTGCTGACTCAACTGCTGTAAGTAACATATCTGCTACATCTGCTGGTAATTCTTTTAGGTCTGCGTACCATTTTGCAGCATTAGATACAGAAGGGTATGCCGTCCAACAAGCCATATTCTTATCGTGTAAAGCGTCTATTCTTTCTTGTAATGTCATTATATTTCTCCAAGTAGTTTCATTAAGGTAAGTACTGCACCAGCTATAGCGGCTACATACATTGCTGCGCTTTTAATTAGAAGTAGGGCTTTTTTAGGTTCTTCTAACATCGCTATTCTTTGCTGGTTATCTCTATGTAATTGTTCTAAAATATCTGTTCTTCGCATGTGTTCCGCTAGATTAGAGTCGATACTATCAAGGCGTTTATCCGTGCTTTCTTTTAAATCTTCGATTCTGTCTACTACTAAATCTAGCTTGTCCATGTTATTCCTTCTTCTTGTTTTTACTACTTAGCCCTAATTCATGGAATTCTATATAGGTATGTAATTTACGTCCCTTGTGTATGCCTTTTTTAATAACTCTTATGTAAAGAATAGTCAAAAGCTTTAACTGCGAAGGCAATACTGTCATAAGAAGAACAATCTTCCCATGCTCCTGTCCATGTAGCATCTGCTGAAAGAGGCGTCTCAGTAGTATTTTTTAATGATCTTTTACTAGCATATCTTTGCGTCATTTATAACCTTATAATAAAAGCCTTTTTAAGTCATGCTCAGGACGGGGCGTGGAGGTCACCCCACTAAAAACAATAGCCCCTTGCGGGGCTTTTATTATACAGCTAGGTTATCTAGTTGACCTTGGAAGTGAGGATTTACGAAAAGATCACAGTATCCACCGTAACGAGCTTCATAAGAATCACCAGACTCTCTTAAGAATACAGTACCGTCTTCGTCAAACCACTCGAATCCACCTGGACGACAAGTAAGTTCCATGTGCTTAGTGTTTAAGAAAAGCATTTTTTCGTCACTTACAAATCTAGAAGCGATTACAGGAATTACTCCGTCTGGACTCATGTATTCAACACCAGCGAAAGATACAGATCCTTTAAATCTCTTATCTCTTGCAGGAAGGTTATATCTTTTTTGATCTTCTAAAAGGTTAAGAAGTTTAATATACTGGTGGTAAGAACAAAGGATAACGTCTGGAGACTCACCTGATTGTCTTTTGATATTAACAACAACTTCGTTCATAAGGTCAGTACTTAAAGCAGCAGAAGAAGCATCTTTACTATATGATTGCCATCTTCTTCCGATTGAAATACCTTTGTAAGATCCAGAAGTAGCAGAGATAATCCCTTCTAATCCTGAAAGCTCGTTATCTTCAGAGTTTTGCATAACAAGACTTTCGATTAATGGAGAAGCTCCAGAATCAGTTGCAAGTGTAGCAGAAGTACCAACTAAAGAAACAGAGAAATCAATTGCACCTGGAGTAGCGTCATTAACAACAACGTCAACAACTTCAAGAGCAGTAGTTTCACCTTCAACATTAAGGATATCACCAATTTCGATACTTTCGATGTGAGCTAAAGAGTAGATAGCAGCAGTATCAAAAGAAACAACATATGGAGAACCAGAAGTACCAGATCCAGATACGTTAGTGTTAGAAGCGTTACCAGTAACTAAGTGACCAGAACCATCTAAAGGCGCTCTAGTGATCATTCTTTCTAAGTTTCTGTTGAAAGACTTAGTAGCGATTTTAACTGGGAATTTAGTCATTCTTACGAAAGAACCTTCGTCAGTTTTAGCAGCTTTCATTGTTTCTCTGTCGATACTAACAACAGCGTAAAGTTTCTTAGTAGTTAAAGAAGCCTTGCTGATTTTGTTTTCGTTAGCAGTTGGAAGAGAACCAGCACCAACACCACCACCGATAGACTGAACTACTGGGTAGTCTTTTTGAGAACCTACGAAATCTTGAGTTTTCTTGATTCTTCCAAATAATACGTTTTCCATGTTAAATTGTTTTTCGATCAATTTAGCATATTTAATTTTCATTAAGTTTGCTTCGTTAGAAGCTGAATAAGTCCATGTAGACATTTAATACCTCTTTTTATAACCAGTCATCTAATTCAGGGTCAATACCTTCGTCTTCAACTGGGTTAGTTTGTTTAGTTTGTTTTGCAACAGGCTTTGATTTTTTCTCAACCTTTTGCGCCAATTTTTGTTCTACTGAAGTTTTCTTCACAGTTTCTAAAGCCGTGTTAAGAACTTCTGTTAAATCTTCATTAGTAAATTCAGGGTACTTTTCTTTGACTGTAACCAACTGCTCAATCCACTCCGACTCGTTTTCCAGTTGCTCTCCAGAAGATTTAATAACTGACTCCGCTTGCTCGTACATTCTACCGTAGTTGACTGTATCTACTACAAGTTCCGGTGTCAATTCTTCTCCTTCCTGTAAAGTCTGTTCTAACACAGCTTTCGCATCATTGTAAGTTTGCTCGTCAATACCATTAGTTTCCCGAAGGTCAGTAATTGAGTTTTGGAGTTCCAAATTGGCTTGCTCCGCTTCTCTAATCCTTAGGTCGGACTCTCGGCTTTCCTGTAAATACTTATTTTGATGGCTTAGATATTCATTTTGAATTTCCGTCGCCGTCATTTGTTCTCTTCTAACTATCTCAGGTCTTAATGCTGCAATTAATTGTTCCTTAATCATATAAGGAGGTGTTCCAGCAAAATCACCTAAGTAAGACATTGCTCCAACTGCGTCACCACTTTTTAAGATTGATGCAAATTCGTTTACATAACCATTAATTTCGTTAGTATCAGCTTCTAGTTGTTTACTTTTAATATCATATTCAGTAAATCTTCTAGCAATCTCTTTTTGTCCCATATAAGAATTCTTTAATTCTTTTAATGCGACCTTTTCTTCTCCAATTTCTACTTCTAAGCTTCCGTCTTCAATTTGCTTAGATAATTCAACAGTTGGCTCTTGTTCATCTTCGGTAGACTCGTCGTTTTCTGAGTCTTTTTCCGTATCTTCGTCGTTTTCGTCTGGACTTTCTTCTCCGTCTTCACTCTCGACAACTTCGTTTTCTTCTTCTTTTGGTTCTTCTGATAATTCCTCAGAACTTTCCTCGCTTTCTACAGCTTCTACTGTTTCTTCAACATCTTCAGTGAAATCACCTTCTTCTACTACTTCATCAAACGGATCATATGCCATTTCTGACCCTGCTTCTACTTGAACTACCTGTTGAATGTCTTCGTTACTCATATTGCCTCCAAATATTAGTACTATATTAATACTTTATTAAATAAAAATCAAGATTGATTGTCAATATCCTCTTTATCTTGTCCAGGAATTATTCCTGTAATCGCTTCTCCACGGTTTGCTTGTCCTTGAACCATAGCTTCTTGGTGTTCTTGAGAATAAGGTTGATTTTGTTCTCCATGATAAAAAATAGGAAAAAGCTTTAAACTCGCTAACTTAGCTTGGAATAAAGGACTATTTTTCATCTTTTCTAGCATTAATTGCTCAGTAACTCTTAAGTGTTGCTTCATAGTAGCTTGAACTTCTAAACTAGCTTCTTCTTTAAAGCTTCTAGATTGCATAGCTCTAACGTGAGATTCCCAGTGTGCAATATGGTCTTCCCAGTCTTCAGGCATACCAACAGGTTCTCCAGCTAAGATATCCTCATTTTCAGAATCAGCAGCTTGAATAGCGTCTGTAGATAATTTAATCATCCTCTCTGAAGAACCAAGGTCTAATAACTCTTCCCACCTTTCAGGACTAAACAAATTAGGATTTCTCTGCATAGTATCCATAATTCTCTGGATCTTGGCAGACTTTGTTTCTGGTAATCCTGTTGAGTTATCAAATCTGATATCATAATCTTTATTTAAATTAGCAACGTCAAAATGCTTAATTAAGTGTTTATTACTGTCTCCAACAATTCTTAACATTCTTCCGTCATCTACATCATAGTAATCACCCGCAATAGCTACCGACATTTTAGCGATATCTAAAACCAGAAAAGAGTGCTTACTAATATCTGTTGAATTTCTTTCATTTTCTAATTCGTTTAAGAATTGTAACGCAGAAGCGGCTGTAATCCCTTTAGGAACCTCTCCTCTTGAAATACCGTGGTTTCCGTATACGGTTTGCATATCATTCTTAATTTGTTCTCTAAATGCGTATACCTCAGAAGGGTTACTAGCTACTTGAGCTAATTGAGGAGGTATGTTTCCTTGATATTGAACAATTGTATTATCATTACCTAATTGCTCTATTTTACAAGCGCCTTTAGGCATAAGCCATTTAGCGTGTGCTGTTAAATAAATGTTCTTTGCAATTAGTGTTGAGATATTATCATACATTTTCTGAAGAGGTAAGATAGTCTCATAAGCAGATACTCCATTTAATACATTTGGAACATCTTGATCTGTAAGTCTAACAAAATTCATTTTATCATGACTAAATTTATTCTCTTCTTTGTGTAAGATACAATCTTTAGTAAATTCAATATAAACATTCTTATGATCTAACTCTTCTGTAGTTCTATGATAGAACTTGTATACTACAGTATGCTCTTCTAAAAATCTGTCTTCGATTGTCTCCATATCAAAGATTCTTAAGTTATCATCAGTTTTAATCAGGTTAGCTTTTTCAGGATATTTATCTTTAAGTTTATCTACTTCTTCAATACATATTCTGATATTGTAATCAACATCTTTAATATCTTGTTTTCTTTGTAATAGAACTCTCCAAGGTAACTCTATATCATATGTGATATCCCCTGTTTTAAGAGGTTTACTTGTATCATATGTAGTTCCGTCTGGAAGAGTAATTTCTTTAATACCGTTATTTCTAGCCTCTACGTACGCAGGATCTAAATCACCTTTTTCTGGATCATAATCAATAAATAAGAATGATTCTCCAAAGATACGTGCATGTCTATGCATTTGTTGAATAGTGAAATCTAGATTATTTATATAAAATAAATGTTTAATAAGTAACCCGACTACCCTAGCTGAAGCCTTGTCTTCATATTCATCATTACTAGGCAATACTTCTACAGCAGGTTTTAATCTAGTCATCTGAGATACTTTCATTTCAGTAAGGTCTCTAAGATGGTTTACTATAAATTTATTTAATTTTTGTATTCTTCTAATAGAGTTAACGTCTCTATTTCTTTCCCATCTATTTAAACTAAGTCCTCTATATGCAGTAAGATTCATTCTTTGGGTCAATGTTCTAGTTTTTGCATTATGGATTAAAGAAGTTGAAACTTGGTTTAACCAATGTAGTAATTCTTTCTCATTGTTTTGTTTATATACTTTATAAAAAGGTTTTAACTTCTCAGTTAACTCATAATCACTAACTTCATCAAATAAATCTATACTCATATATTTCCTTTAAAATGTTTTCTTTAAAAATGGTATTTTTGACAGCTCTTTTGTTCTTTAATTCAACACCTTTAGTTTTCTGTTCGTATACGTTATTTAAAGAAGGGTTTCCCCTTAAATTATATTTTATAACGAGAAAATCTCTTTATCATCTTCGTCTAAGCTAAATTCAGGCATCTCTGCTTCTATTTCTTCTTGATACATCTTCTTTTGTTTTTCAATAGCTTCTTCAGATGTTGCCCAAGACCCTTTTCTATTATTTTTAAGAAACTCCTCATTTAACCTATCTATCTCCGTATCAACCGGAGTTAATTGTACCGTATGTGTAGACTTCTCTTTAGCAAGCAATAAAACCAAAGAAATACAACTTAATAGTAAAGCTGTTAATCCGACTCCTAATCCGGCTATAGCTACTCCTAATTCCATTTATTTACCTCCATTTAATACAAGTACTATATTAGTATTATCGGGGCTTATTGTCAAATTCTTGCAGATTGGTAACCATATAGAAAAAATCACAGATTTTCATAAAATAGTATGTTGACAGATATACCTTAAACATTTAACATAGTTATAAACAAAGTCATTAACTGGAACATAATTCGGATCTTAGGTACTTAGCTATAGACATGTTTACTCAAAATCAAGATCAAATATCTTATTCATCCAGTCCTCATCAGCATGTTTATCACTACTATGCTTAAGGTTTCTAAACCTACCAGATCTAATTTCTGTATTATCACTCCTATATCTAACAGCCTCTAATACCTCATGAAAGTTATAATGAGCATGAGCATTTAAATATCTAAAACAATCTATTAAGTGATCGTTTACCTTAGGGATATTCCCTTTATCGTCTACAGCATACTTTTCTATCTCATTAGCAAGATTTACACATCTATCACTTATGTGTACAAGTTTATGAATTAATTGATCTTTTATAAGAGATAGACCCTCTTCTTTCTTATTATTATTCTTATCAGTAGGGGCAAAATATATCTGAAATTGATCCATTACTTCATTCATATACCAGGCAGCAGCTTCATCAGCCACTTTATACCAATCATCATCAACCGAGCTTCCAGGATAAAGTTCCAGAGCCTTTGCTTCCATACGTGGATATAAGCGCCTTGTACTGGTCTCTCGCTGGTTTTTCTCATAGATCTCATCCAAGATATAGACCTGCTTACTATAAGGGTTTATACAGGCTAATAACGCCCCAAAACAGGTAACTGTGCCAGGGTCTGCAATCAGATACCACTCCATACGCTTTAGATCCTTTCTTAAGTCCTTCATTATACTATCGTGAGGTCTTATATGGGTTCTTCTATCAAACATAGGGAATATCGACTTCTTTCCTCCTGGTAGGACTTTAGAGTAATATTCTAATTGGACTACATCCTCTTCACCACGAGCTATTAACTGCTTTATTTCCTGGTCAATAATCTGCTTTTGAGCTGGTAAGTGGTTAATAGGGTTATCAAATGTAGTTCTTTCAGCTACATACCACTCATCAGGGTTAGTTATGGCATATTCCAGTATTTCGTTATACTGATCCATGTTTTTGTTACCTGGTCTGGGTTTAGTACCTATAATTACAAGAGGCGCGGCTTTTGCAGCACGGTTTGGAGCAAATTCTGTATGCCATCTATGGTTAAATGCCTTAAATTCATCATATACAGCGACATGGGGCGTTAGACCGTTGGCTACGGCATAGTTATCTGATCCAACTAGTTGAATAAAGGAACCATTCTTAAGAATTATCTTCATTGGCTGATCTTGAGTCTTTAATAGGTACTTAGAAGTATCTTTTCCCATGAATTTCTGGATTCTTTGGGTATCCCATAAGATCTTTCTAGCGTGGGTTGCTTCTGGTCCTACGTAATAACAGGCAGATCCAGGGTTTAATAAGGCGTGTCTCCATAGCACATATCCCACTAGTTCCGTTTTACCCCATTTACGACCACAAGATATGAACATACTATTTATTTCATTACTATCGTCATATAAGGGCTTTAATTGTTCTATCTGGTCTGGGTGGAGTCTTCCCTTTAGTCCGACTTTCGTACCATCTCCAAATGGTTTATTTAAATCTTCCATTATCTGGAGATAGAGATGCTGCTCTTTGTCCAATAAATGTAACTTGTCCTCCATATTTCAATCCTTTACAGCGATTATCGCTTTTTTTAACTCAGAATAATAAGTTTATTTAATGTGATGCTCTAAAAATATCTGTACATAAATCAGTGGAACAATGTATGCTTCTGTATGGTAATATCTATGACCAGCAAAAAGCACCCCTGCTACCTTACCTTTGGCATTTACTACAGGGGAGCCTGAATTACCGCCATATGCGATTGTAGATATAATTTGAGTTTCAGCTATTAACATTGGTAGCCAAGGCGCTACAATAGTCTTAGATTCAATTACGTGACCTTCTCTGATTACTTTACCAATACCTCTTGGATATCCAACTAGGGTAACTTTATCTAGATCCTTAAGACCTTCTTTAGCCAACTCTAACCCATCAGATCTATTACTGGTTACTAAACATAAATCATGTATATCATCTATTGCAATAATCTCGCCAACATAGTTACCGAATTGAATATTTTTATGTCCATATACTCTTAAATTAGAATCACAAACGTGCTTATTTGTCAAAATATAAACATTTCCTTTATATTTAAGGTGAAAACCAGTAGCAAAACGACCGTTTCCTTTACTAAGGAGTCTATATGGCACCACATGCGGAGCAATATCTTTTACTGGATCTAATTTCGATACTTTACTGGATTTAATAGCCAGAGTTAAAATTGTTGCGATTAAAATAGCGCAGATTAGCTTAATTAATTGTCTTAGGTTCATCGTCTTCCTCCTCAGAAGTAATGTTAGAGAAAGGATCTGCTGCTAATTTTCTTTTTAGCTCCTTATCGTCTAATGGTTTTTCAGTATTTTCTACTATATCAGTAGGTTTGCCCTCATCTAATCTCAAGATGTTATCTAGGGTCTTTAAAATATCTGCTGCTCGTGTGGCTTCGTTGATTGTAGGTGGCTCATGTCTTGTAGCCAGGTTTTCTAAACTACGTGCCATGATATTAGCCGCTGCTTGGGTCATTTTAACGAAATCCTGCTTCTTTGCGTCTGTAAAACTTGATAAAACCTCGGATTCATTAAGTTTTCGCTCTGCTTTCCAGGAATTCTGGTTAATATGCCAGTTAATAGTATTGCGTGAAACATCATAAGCTCTTGCTATTTCACTAATTGACTTATATTGCATATACATATCTTTTATGGAAGCAATCTGTTTAATGGATAATTTCTTTTTATTAGCCATAAATAAATCCTATTGTAGTTTGGGCTCATCCGCGTCTTCAAGCTGGTCTTCAAGAAGATCTGCATACGATTCTATAGCGAAATAAGCTGACATTTGGTGTTTAGCTAGTTTAGGTTGCAAGTATCTGAGCAAGATAACTACTAATCTAATAATTACTCTGATTTTAAGCGGAATTGCCTTGTATTCAGCTTCGTTTCTTTCTTCTTTTACTTCCATTGGTCTGCTCCTTTAAGTGTTTATATATCATATTTGATATACTCACTATATCCTGTATATGGTCTTCCATTAATTCACATATTATTTCTTCAAAATCGTCTAGAGTTAAATCATTACAAGAACCAAGATGTAAAGAATTTATGAATGCGTGAGTTACTTCATGGATCACATACTTTTTATTAATCTTGTCGTCCCTAAACAATATTTCCCTATCTTCACGATCAACATGGGCGTAAGAATTATCTTTATATTTCTTAATATAATCTAACTTCTTCAACAATTTTACTTTATATTTAATACCTTTTATGAGAATTGTCATTTTTAGATAGTACCATAGTAGTACTAACATTACTAGTCACTGTACAAGAGAAATGACCATAGGGGTTTATAACCAGATTGGGGAGTAAACGCCTATAAATAGGCTCATATGACAATTTCAAATCCTTGCCAATTATTTAGTTTCAGTCGCTATCTCTCCTTCAACTAAATTTGGGGGAGCCCTGGC